ATAGCAGACAAGAGTGCACTTGCAGTTCTAAAGAGTGTCGACACTAGAACAGAGCGACAGAGAGATGCTTCTCTCAGGGCTACTGAACTTGTGATGACATCTGACTACGGCGTGTTTGAACTAGACGACACCCGTGGCGCAGCAATGACATATGACGCTGCTGCACCTGCAACCAGTTAATTAGGTGCACACCTAAATTTGGAGGATAATTTGGTAGCAATAACTGAAAGACAACAACTTAGAAAAGAGCTGGTGGAGCAAGGATTTACTTGGGAGTTTATAGATGAACCCAATCCCAAGATAAAAATGTACCGCCATGCTCCGGGTATGAATGTGGATGGAGTAGAGGTTTCCCCGGCTGGATCCGTCTGGCCCGGGAAAACCACTACAGACCCGAAGTATCTGTTAAGCAAGGCGAGGATAGGAGTATTCCCGTTCCCGCCAAGTGAGCACCATGAATGCAAGTGGTGTGCAGCTTCATATCCGAAGACTCCTGTAGAGGAGATAAAAGAAGAGTTGATACAGGAGACCATGATCTGTCAGGAATGCGCTCATGAAGTTAGTGCGCTGACCAAGGCAGGGGCAGTCTCCAAGATGCGGGTACATAACAAAACGCATCAAGAAGGATAGCTGTAAAGATTGACCGTGGCTATTCAATAAATATAAAATAACGGTTGATCGCAGGGCTTAGAACCTGCTCAAACAAATAACCTTTAAGGAGGTTTGATATGGCGTTTCCGCTATCGGTGAACTTATCTTACGGAATGGAAAAAATGGAAACTTCTGACCAGAGGCATAAGCTCGGAACTAGAGCAACCACCCCTGACGGAAGAGTGTTTTACTATGCAGAAAACAGCGGCACTGCGATTACAACTGGTGGGCAGATAGTAGATGGCATAGCTGCCGTAGCTGCTCACGATATGGACTTAGCTGCTACAGCAACATCTGCCGGAGCTACATCATTTACGAGTGGTACATCTCTGACAGTCACAAAAGATCAATACAAAGACGGCTATGTATATTTCAATGACGGCCCTGCTCAGGGCGAGATATACAGGGTTAAAGAAAATACAGCAGTATCCAGCGCAACTGGATTGAAGGTAACCATCGATGAAGAAGATGGTCTTGCAACTGCATTGACCACAGCTTCCCTGTTCGGACTGATGTATAGCCCTTACAAGGATGTAAAGATTATTGACGGTGACGGCACAATGACTACTGGCCCTATTGGGGTAACCACCGCCCCTCTCACTGCGGATTATTTTGGCTGGGTACAGACTGCTGGCCCATGCTCTATCCTTCTGGGAGCGCAGGTTGATATCGTTGGTGATGCCATAGCTGTCTCGCAGGCATCAGGTGAGGATGGAACTGCAGAGCGAACAGACTATTCAGATGAGGCAGACATAGTTAATATCGGTACTTCAATGGGAATCCCTGCTGTAGCCACTGACTACTCATGGGTTATGTTGAACATCAGAAGCTAAATGACTACTGATATTTGGACTCCACAAGGGGTGACTCCTATAGGGAGCACCCCTGTGGGAAATAACGCAGAAACAGGATCGGGTATTCGCAAGTACCGCTTCAAGGTGCATGACGATATCACTGGTCGCAACCATGAATTCCAAGTCTTAGTTGACGAAGATACATCAAAATCTGAGATCGAGGAAATGGTTGGTAATGCTATGGAGAACTGGCTTAGAGATGTGAGGATGAGGCACAACAAGCCAGCTCCTACTCCTGCACAGCGCAAGGAAATAGGAAAGATTCTTGACGAGATCAGGATATATTCCAACAAGCGCAAGGAGAGTACGAACAATATAATATATTATTCTGGATTGAAATAATGGAGGTAACTCATGCCAGACCCGGAAGTTCAAGTAAACCCTGAAGATCTTTCTGCATTACTCAGTGCTAAGATTACCCAGATAGCCCAGTTAGAGTTGAATCTGACTGCAGCATCTAGGACTATCAAGGAAAAAGATGATAGGATAGAGAAGCTTCAGAATAACATCTGTGAGAAATGCAAGAAGAAACAGATTGATATAGGAGCCTAGTTATGCCAAAGGTAGGCAAGAGGCAGTTTGCATACACATCGAAGGGCAAGGCGGCGGCGAAGAAGTATGCGAAGAAGACTGGCAAGAAGATGACAAAGGCTAAGAAGTATTAATGAGGAGTAGTCATGGCTATTGTGCACGGAAGAACCCGAGCGCAGTTACGCCAGTCCGTTGGCTATAACCTCGGTGCAGTATATGTATCGTCTGCCAGTGGCTCTGGCTCTACAACAACCATAGTTGATAACAGCCTTATAGGTGGTGACGACAACCACGTAGGCAAGTGGGTAGTATTTAACGATGCTAACGGTACCGCTGGTCAGGTTACCCGTGTATCTGATTACACATCAAGCTCCACAACACTTACAGTATCTCCAGCTATAGCCGCATCATCTGTAGCAGATGATACCTACGAGCTATGGGAAGATATATACCCGCCAGCACGGCTGGATGATCTTATTAATCAGGCTATTATAGATGCCACTGGTCATGTATATGATCCCGTGGAAAGCCTGAGCCTTCACAGTGATGGGAATACACAGAGGTTTGATATACCTTCAGGCTTCTCCATGCTGCAAAATATCTACTACAGATCCAAGGTAGACTTTACCCGTATCCATGCATGTGCCGTAGCATTTGATGAGACCATAGATTCAGATATCACGGTTACCGTGGATACCAAGGACAAGAAGCAGGGATCACAGAGTAACAAGTTTGTTATTGCAGCAGGGGCTAGTGCAGGGGATCTTGCAACGGACTCTATAACCAGCAAGGACATATCGGGATATGACTATATAGAGTTCTGGGTTAAGTCTACCGTGGCTACATCTGCAGGTAATTTGAAGCTCCATCTAGATGATACTGCTAGTTGCGGGTCTCCCGTAGAATCTATATCTATACCTGCACTAACCGCAGACACATGGACATTTGTCAGGGACAAGATAGATAACCCTGAGCTATGCAGTGCGATTATATCCGTAGGACTTGAGTACGATGCCGACATTGGAGCATGTACTGTATGGCTGGATGATATTAGCGCAGTTAAGAATGATTCAGCACAATGGGACAAGGTTCCTAGGAATCTATGGAAGATAGATAAACAGGAACAGGATATAATATTTGATGACTATATCAATGCCATTGCCAGATATAACCTGTTAAAGATTGTAGGCGGTGATAAGCCAGCCTTGCTTACCAGTGATTCAGATACATCCGAGATAGATGAGCAGTACATTATAGCAAGGGCTACTGCCTTGGCATTTGCATCTGCATCTGGTGGCCCCAATACTGATCCTGACAACAAGAACAACATGGCAGGGTTCTGGATGGGTATGTCATCATCTGCACGGAGATCGTTCCCAGCCCTTACTGATATACGACTGGTGCAATAATGGCCTCAAAGGTAACTGAGGCCAATGAGATATATCTAAACGGGGTATACTACCCTCTCGTAACTCCTGTCCAAAGTGCGCTTACAAGTATCTACCCCGCAAAGGTTGTCATTGGAGATACCAGTAAGGATTCCCAGACCCGTACAAGCATCGCTGCTTGGAGTGACTGGCGTGGTGGTATCGGTGTCAACAGGATGGAAGTTGGTGGGGATATCAACAGGGCTTGGTGGTCTACACTGCAGCTCAGGTACAAGAATCACCTGATTCTTCCCGGGTTAGACAATGACGCTGCCGTCAACGCCTCCGCTACCAGCCTTACTGGCCCGACTATAGGGGCTATTGGAGACCTTTCAGGAAATATCTATGTAGCATGGAACGGAAGTGTTTCCGAGAATGCGAAGATATACCTGTATAACAATACATCTGATGCTTGGGGTTCTGCGCTGGCTACACCTGCCGATCAGGTCACAGACACCGTGACATGGAGGACACTGGCTGACGAGACATTTATAGTATTTGCCCACTATGACTCTAATGGCTCGGGATACACCCGATACGACGGCTCTACGTGGACGTCT